GGCGACGGCAGCGTCATCGCGTCACCCCCTGATAGAGTGCGACGCGGGTGGCGCCGAGATTGACCGGACGACCGCCGGGGACGGCGAGCACGATGTCGAAGGGCAGATCGGCCAGCGCCGGCGCGCCGGCGAGGGCGGCGGCGACCGCTTCGGCGGAGAAGGTCAGCTGGAACCGGCCGGCCGGCCCGTCGGTGATGACGATGCCGTCGTCGGTCGAGATCGTCAGCAGCGCCGCCGGATCGGTCAGCTTGCGACGGACCTGGGCGCGGATGGTGGCGCCGGTGATGTCGACGGGGCGGCGGCCCGGCCCGAGATAGGTGCAGGGGATCGCCGTATCGCCGTTCGAGAACAGCGTGATCATCCGAAGGACCCTCCGTCGACGGTGGCGGCGGCGATCGCCGCATGGACGTGGGCGGTGTTGGCGATCTGCGTCGAGCTGTCGTCGGTCGCGGCGGTCGGCACCGTCGGGGTGCCGGTGAGCGCCGGGCTCGCCGCTCCGATGGCGCCGAGATTGGCGAGGCCCTGCGTCTTCTCGGCCGCGGTGAGGGTCTGCGGCGTGTCGACCCTGAGTATGCCGGAGCCGCTGACATGGGCGAGGTCGACGGCCCAAGGCTGCCAGGCACCGGCGATGAAGGCGAGCGCCTGATAGGCGGTCGCGCCGGCGACCGAGACGTCCGAGAGACTGTCGAGGCTGTGGCTGTGGTCGACCGGCGCCTTGGCGGCGAGCGCGTCGACGAGGCCGACGATCGCGGCGAGCGCGTGGGTGTGGCCGATGTTCGCCTTGGCGGCGACGGTGTTGACGACGGCGTCGACGTCGATGCCGATCATGGTCAGCGCGGTGATCAGGCGCCGCATGTCGTCGTCGAGGTTGTTGGACGGCGTCTCGCCGTCGCCGGCGTAGGGGACGGGATAGTTGCGGGCGGGTTCGCGGGCGTCGACGATGGCCATGAGGGTCCTCAGACTGTAAACGCGCGGATGCGCGCCAGCTCGGGCCGCGCCGCCGGCCCGCCGGTCAGGCGGATACGGATGCGGCCAGAGGTGGCGGTGATGCCGGCAGCGAGATAGGTCGGCTCCTGCCAGCCATCGGCGAGCAAGTCGGTGGTGACGGTGGCGAAGGCGTGCCAAGTGCCGTCGCCCTCGTCCCAATCGACGGCCGCCGTGGCGCCGCCGGGCAGGGACGCGGCGAACAGCGTCCGGAGATCGGACGGGGCGGCCTTGAAGTCGAAGACCTTGCTCACGTAATCGCCGCTTTCGCGGATGCGGCCGAGGCCGACCGACACGCCGGGGTACAAGATCGGCGACAACGTGGCCGTGCCCTTGAGCCGCGCCCGAATGGTCACGGTTTCGGTCACGAACTCGCTGAACTCCAGCGTCTGGTCGGGCGCCAGGGTGATCACCGCGCCGTCGGCGCGGACCACCTCGAATGTCACCGAACACGCCTCGGTCGGCAGCTCGACCGTTCCGCGCACGACCAGATCGGAGATCTGGACGAGGTCGACGGTGCCGAGCACGACCAAGCGCTCCGTCGCCGTGTACCGGGCCGCCACGACCCGGAACGTCAAATCCGCGTCGTTGTGGACCGTCCACGTGCGCCGGTTCGAGCTGCTGAGCAGCACGCCGACGTTCGACGGGTTCTCCGTCACCCGCCATTGGCTTTCGTCGTCCTCGGTGACGACGTCGCCGAGGCGCGCGATCGAGAGCGCGTGCGTATTGTCGTCGGTCAGAATGACGATCGAGCGCTCTTCGACCGCCGGCTGATAGACCGGCAGCGCCCAGCGCGGCGCAATCCAGGCACCAACCGCCGGGAGCGCCATGCCGACAAACGCTTGAGCCAAGACGTCCGTCGTCGGGATGCCATTCGAGACGCCGGCCAGTTGGACGCGCACGCCGTGCCCCCGATCTCCGATCGCCGCCAGCTTGAGGTCGGCCCCGATGATCTGGCGCGCCTGCGACAGCAGAAACGTCTGAGACAGCGGGTCGGTGTTCGTCTGCTGTTGCTCGATCACCGTGATATTGGTGACGTTCACGACCGTCGCCCGCACCGCGCGGGTGACCAGGGTGATCTGGCGCAGCGTCTCGATGAGGATTGTGCCTTCGCCGTGATACAGCGCCTCGGCAAAGGAACCGGCCGCGCCCTCGGCGCGCACCAAGCGGGTGCCCGTCGGGATGCCGGATGGGATGACGACGTTGGCGACGATTTTGCCGGCCGCGTCGGCGAGCAACTCGCCGGCCGGCAGAACGGACACGCCGTCGAACGTCAGCGCCGACAGGCGCTCGCCGACGCCGAAGCCATCGATCGTCATCTTGATCAAGATCTGGCGCAGCGTCGTCGCCACCTCCGACCGCTCCGATACCTCCTCGGTGATCGGCATGACGGACGTGACGGTGCCGGCCGGCACCGCATCGGTGACGGTTGTGAACTCGCGGGTGATCGCCGAGGTGTACTGCGTTTGCTGCGACACCCAGAAATCCACCGCCGGCTCCAACTTCAGGTCGGCCGGCATGCTGGTGAAGTTGCTGTACGGGTTGATCTGCATCGCCGAGGAACCGAGCAACTGCTCGACGACGGTCTCCTCGACATAGGGCAGCGTGTAGGGCTCGGTGCCGAGCAGATGCACGCCGATCAGGTCGACTGCGAGCACGAGGCAACCGTCGACCACGGCGGCCGTCTGCGGCGCGCCCGCATCGCGGTAGTAGTCGCCGGCGAGCGCATCGGTGAAGATGCCTTTGCTCGCCGCCGTCGTGCGGCCGCGCACGTCGTGCTCCAACACCATCCTGTTGAAGGCACTCAAGATATCGACCGTGCGGTCGTTGTAGCGCGACTGCTGGTCGAAAATGATGCTGTGCGTGGCATTGTTGATGACGGTCGGCAGCCCCATCCATGTGTTGCGGATCTCCGCGAGGCGCAACAGCGTCGTCGGCACGATTGGCGCCGTCGCGCCCTTGCGTGCCGAGATGCCTTTGACATAGGCCGTCTCGCCCTCGGACGAGAGGCACAGAAGATCGATGCGCGGCAGCTTGGCGTGATAGGTCACCAGCACCGGCGTTTCCGGCACGCCGCCCGTCACCTCGATCGCCGCTTCGGTGATCATGGTGGGCACGACCGCCTCGTTGAAGCGGTAGGTCACCTGATAGGTGGAGCTGGCGGCAGGCTCGACGCCGCTGGGCGCCCAGGAGACGCCATCGGCCGCAAGGGCGAAGGTTCCAGCGGCGATCGGCACGCCACCCTGGGCGATGCTGTCGATCGCCACGATGGAGGTATGGGCGAGCGCGTCAACGCCGCCCGGTACCGGCCCGCGCGTGACGGTCTCGGTCACGCGCCGCTGGATCACGACCTGATCGATCGCCGCCGCCGGCGGATTGCGCAGCGTGATCACGGCAGGCTCCGTCGCCGGATAGAGATGCGTCTCGGCCGAGATCAGCTCCAGCTCGGGCGCTTCCGGCTCGTCATGGGTCAGCGCGTATTTGCGCGTCCGCGTCCAGCCGAGAATGCTCGCCTCGCCGGGCTGCACCGAGAAGCGTTGGGCACTGCCGACCTTGCCGAGCGCCGTGACTTCGCACCCCTTGACGACATAATTGCCGTGGGCACCATGGTCCTTCTCGGCCAAGATGGCCTTCACGCCCGTCAAATCGGGGGCGACGGTCTGGTCGATCACCGCGGCGTCGCGGATCGCGTAGACGGCGTAGAAGTCGCCGGCGCCGCCGTCGCCTTCGAGCGCCCAGGCGATGGTCTCGACCTCGCGCGCCGCGCCGGGCTCGCCCTCCGAGACCATGCCGGCGGCGAGACCGCAGAGGGTCGGATCGTCCTCCGAGGTCACCAGCGCCGAGACGAGGCGGACGCCGATGCGGACCGCCCCGGTCATCGGCACGCCGTCGATCGTCGCGGCGGCGACGTCGCGGACGTCGCCGCGGAGGTAGATCCGGCCGGCGGCGAGCGTGGCGGTGCCGGTTGGTGCCTCGGCCGAGGCGCGGGTGAGCACGATCTCGGCGCCGGCGATGCGGGCGCCGTCGCTCGCCACCATGTCGCCGAGGCGGCGGTTGCGGCGGGCTTCGAGCGCCGCCAGTTCGTTCAGTTCGGCGCCCTGCGCGAAGTTGCCCTCGACGAACACCAGCCGGGCGTCGTGCGGCCGCGCGGACGAGCGGTCGAAGGCGTTGGCGAGGCCGGAGGCGTGCGCGAAGGCCATGGTCAGAACCTCATCAGGCAGACGATCTGCTCGCGGATCGTCGCGGCCATCGTCAGGTCGAGGGCGGAGAGCGCCGGCAGGGTGACGCCGGCGGCGGGATCGAGGTCGGCGGCGCCAAGCCAGGCGCGGCCGGGCGGCACGCCTTCGGCGCGCGCGGCGTCGGCGACCAGCTCGATCGCGGCGAGGGTGGCGCCGGGCGCTGCCCCGAACGGCGTCCGGCAGGTGACCAGGACGCCGGACGGCGCGGTGGCGGGCGACACCGCGCCGGCGCCGATCGGATAGGCGCCATCGAGCGCCTCGGCGACCGGGTGGACCGTCGCCCGGCAGGCGCCGATGACCGCGCCGCCGGGGTCGCGCAGCACGGCGTGCCAGTTGCGGGCGGCGAGCGCGGCGGCGATGACGGTGCGCCGGGCCTGCGCCGCCGGCGTCGCCCAGGGATAGGTCAGGTCGGACCACGGCGTCGCGATCGTCGACCAGGCGGCCGAGGCGCCGGGCAGCGGGATCCAGGTGCCGAGGGCGGCGAGGGCGGCCTCGCCGAGGTCGAGCGTCACCTCGTGGCGACGGCCGAACGACCACACGGCGCCACGGTCGGCGATCCGCACGCCGGAATGGTCGCCCCACAGCGTGCCGCCCCAGCGGCCTTCGGCGAGGCTCAGCGCCCGGACGTCGTAGCTCCGATAGCCGCGCCAGAAATGCGCCACGGCGTCGTCGGAGAGCGACGCAATGCCGTCGATGCGGTCGAGGTCGGGCCGCTCGGCGGCCGGCAGGCGTGACAGCGCCATCTGCCACAGGTGCCACCGCCGGCGGCGGGCGGGCTGCGCCTCGTAGGTCGCGGCGTAGCCGAGCCAGCCGAGGCCCTGGCTGACGGCGGCCGGCGTGCCGCGGATGCGCTGCCAGTCGATACCCTGGCGAGCGAGATCATACAGATTGGGCAGGTAGGCCGACAGCTCGCCGAGCCCGTATTCGGCGATCAGGTACGGCATCCAGGCCGGCGGCGGGTCGCGGTCGGCCTCGCGGATCAGGTCGTAGAGGTCGGCGAGGCGGACGAGCGGGTCGTTGACCGCAGCGATGGCCAGTTCGCCGGGGGTTGCGTTACCGGGGGCGAGGCGGACGTGATCCATCAGAAGCCCCGTCCGGCGTTGGTGAGGGTGACGGCGCCGATCCGGACCATCTCGTGCTCGGCCGCCACGCACGGCCCCGTCACCAACTCGACGTCGTAGACGCCGTCGGCCATCAGGGCGCGGGTCAGCCACGCTTCGGTCAGGTCGCGGCCAAGGCCGCCGACCGCTGCCCACGACGTCGGGAGCGCCGCCGCCAACGCGTCGAGCAGCGTCGGCGACGTACCCGGGAGGAGGCGCATGCGGGCGACGACCGGGGTGAGCTGGCGCGCCGCGCTCTCGACGACG